AATAAGAAAATATGAGCCCAGGGCGGCACTCAAAGAAATAAAATGGGACATTGACGTTTTAAGCGGCAAATTTTGGCCGGATATTTTAATCCAGGTGGTGAAATAATGAGTTTTGAAAATTTGCAATTTGCGCAGGATGATGCGCGTGTTTTAGCTGACAAATTAAAAGCATTTTATGAGGCAGTACGCCGCGCCCATGGCGAACCGGGCTTTAAGCTGGCCTTGGCAGCTCCCGAAAGGTTAATACAGTTGACCGAAGCCGCTATTTTGGCGCAGGTAAACCATGACATTGATTATGCCGGCAAAGGAAACCTTTTATTTTTTGCTGATGAAAATACAATCGAACATATCGGTTATTTATATGGCGAACGCGGCAAGTGCATGGCTGCTTCATACTCTCTTACCACAATTCGTTACACACTGTCGATAGAACGTACCGTAAAAACAATAATTCCGAAAGGTTATCGAATAACTTCGGACAATCAAGTTTTCTTTGCTACATTGCACACGTTGGAAATTGAACCAGGGCAATTATACGGTGATGTAGAAGCGCAATGTCTTACTCCGGGTGTTATAGGCGACGGCTTTGAAATCGGCGAAATAAAAAACATGGTTGATCTGGTTCCGTTTGTTGTATCGGCTGAAAATATATCGCTTTCGCACAGCGGGGCTGAAAAAGAAGATATAGACGAATACAAAGCAAGGCTTCAAATGCTGCCGGAATCGTTTTCGGTTGCCGGACCAGACGGCGCTTACGAATTTTGGGCAAAAACTGCGAACCCTGGAATAATTGACGCAAAGGTATGGATGCCCGATTTGGATATGGAATCTTTTGCTGATTTTCTTTCGCAATGGGGAATAACCGATCCCTTGGGATTTTATCAAGCCCTGGGCAATTACTACAGGGAAAGCGGTACCGGGCCGGGAAATGTGAACGTAACCGTTTTAATGAAAAATGGCGAATTGCCTGCCGTGGAAGTATTAAGCCAGGTTAAAGAAACTTTAAGCAGTAGAAACCGCCGTCCGCTGACGGATTATGTTCATGTTGTAGAACCTGTACCTGTTCCGTTTAATGTCTCATTTCAATATTGGATAGAAATTGAAAGGGCAACAGAAGCAACCTCGATTATAAACGCTGTTAATAATGCAACGGATCGGTATATTGCATGGCAACAATCCCGTCTTGGACTGGATATAAACCCTGACATTCTCCGCAAGCTCATTATGGATTGCGGGGTGAAACGCTTGGAAGTCATAGATCCGATGTTTACGGTTTTGAAACTGAATGAAGTTGCACAATTTGACGGAGAAAAAACAGCGACTTATGAGGGCTTAGAGGACGTATAAATGGATTTAAATAATATTTCAATTCTGAATTTAATGCCTCCTAATTTGGCAGCAGATAAAAATATAAAAATGGTTGCCGAAGCGTTTGATAAGGCATTACTGGATATAATAAACAAAATCCCGCAAGTGGCAATTGTTCCGAATTTAGTATTGGACAATATTGTAAATGAAATACTTATTGATTTATTGGCATGGCAATTCCATGTCGATTTTTATAATCCGAATCTGCCAATAGAAACAAAACGAGAATTAGTTTTGAAGTCTCTTGACTGGCATTATCGAAAAGGAACGCCGTCGGTTATAGAGGAAATTGTATCAACGGTTTTTTCGAGGGCTGAAATTCAAGAATGGTTTGATTATGGTGGGCTGCCGTACCGGTTCAGAATTGGTACTAACGAAGAAATGCCGGACGCAGAAACCAGGGCAAGTCTTATTCGGGCAATAAACAGTGTAAAAAACACTCGTTCGTATTTAGACGCAATAGCGGCTATGGTATTTTTTGAAGATACATTTTACGCAACCGATTGTTTGACGATGATTGCTCGTATTAATGGGTTTGAAGATCATTATGGGAGTAGATTGAAGTTTAATGGAGCCGCTAAATTTGATGGATCATATAAATATAATGGGGTTCTATTCTCCGGGATAACAGATCAGTTAAATTTGATTCAGTCAAAAGATATAGACGAACAGTTTACGGTTAACGAAACTATATCTGTTGGTATGAGGCATCATTATAAATTTAATGGCGCTCATAAATTTGATGGCTCAATAAAATTTCACAGCGAAATACTTATTCCGTTGGAATAAAAAAATATTGGGAGGAATAAATGAAAAATGCAAATGACAAGGTTCCCTTGCGCGGTATTTTTGAAATGAAGGTATATAAGTCCGGAAAGCTCATTGATGAGATTATGGATGATAATCTTATAGTAGATACCGCAAAAGAACAATTAACGCATCTATTGGCCGGGGTAACGCAAGGACGGTTTATTACATCAATAGCTTTTGGAACGAGCAACACTACTCCGGAGAAAACCGATACCGTTATAACCGGCCAATGGTCAAAAGAGGTGTCACAGCATTCGTTCCCGGAGAACGATAGAGTAAGATTCGATTGGCATCTGGACGTTACAGAAAACAACGAAATGGCGATCCGGGAATTCGGTCTTTTAACAGGCGATGGAAAGCTGTTTGCCAGAAAAACAAGAACAAATCCGATTAATAAAGAATCGGATATTTCGCTTGAAGGTAACTGGACAATTATTTTTATTAACTAAGAAACCGGGAGGAATAAATTATGGCGAATATAGAGGTACCTGGAAATCCGGGATTTCCTGATGTTTACCAATGGGAATTAGATGACGATGTAATTGGAGGGCCTGAGGGTACTGCTACCAAGCCGATACGTCAATTAACTGAACGAACAGCTAATATTAATAAAAGAATTCTGTCAATTGAAACGTTGATTGAAAATGGAAAGCTTGGTGGATCAAAAGAATATCAAATTGGCGAGATATACATGAGCGTAAATCCTACCAGCCCGGCGGAACTGTACGGCGGCACATGGACAAGATGGGGAGAGGGCAGAGTACCGGTTGGGGTCGGACTAAGCGACAGGGAATTTTCCGAAAATGAAACAGGCGGCGCGTCTGCGCATACGTTGACAGAGGCACAGATGCCCTGGCATAACCACGGCGGGAATACTGACACGTTTAGATATTTAGATTATGGGCAAGCAGTTGGCTTTCCGGGCGGTATTGGGCTAGTACCTAAAAACATCTAAATCTACACAATACTTTTCAAATGTAGTATAATATACCGATTGGGAGGATATACTACATGGAAAGGAAAAACATTGAACTAAGCCCTGATGAAAGGAAAGAATTAAAGCAATTCAGTACAAAAGGAATTCACAGTGTAAGGCTGGTTAATCGCGGCAAGATTATACTTGCTCTTGACACATCGGAAGGCAGGAAAGCGGAAACACAAGAATCTATAGCCAAACGCATCGGGGTAAGCCGTCGGACAATCAATACCGCGAAGGGTGATTTTCTTTTATCACAGAGCGTGTCATCGTTTTTACAGCGAAAGAAACGAAAAACGCCTCCGATTGAGCCAAAAATAACCGGCGAGGTGGAAGCGCTTATAATTGCCTTAGCCTGCGGCGAAGTTCCTAAAGGTCACGCAAAGTGGACGCTAAAGCTCATAGCGGATAGGTGTGTTCAACTCCGGTACATTGACGCCATATCCCATACAAGCGTACGCCGCGTTTTAAAAAAACAAAACTTAAGCCTCACCTGAAAACGCAATGGTGTATACCGCCACAGCAAAACAGCTCCTTTGTGGCAGCCATGGAGGATGTTTTAGCGGTGTATGAGCGTCCTTATGATGAAAAGAACCCTGTGGTATGCATGGACGAAAAGCCGTATCAATTACTTGACCATGTCCGCGCTCCCATTCCTATGGAACCCGGATCGCCTGAGAAAGTAGACAATGAATATATACGAAACGGCACATGCAGTATTTTTATATTCTCAGAACCCCTTGTCGGCTGGCGGCACACAGAGGCCCTTGCTCATCGGAGGAAAAAAGATTGGGCGCGCAAGATACAATGGCTGCTTGACCAGGAGTATCCCGAAGCGGACAAAGTCGTGCTGGTGATGGATAATTTGAATACCCATACGATATCTTCGCTGTATGAGGCATTCCCTGCCGATGAGGCTTTCCGCCTTGCGCAACGGCTTGAGATACATTTTACACCTAAGCATGGGAGTTGGCTTAATATAGCGGAAGTAGAGCTGTCTGCGATGAGTTCGCAATGCTTGGGCGAAAGACGCATCGGCGATATCGCAACCCTGAACGATGAGTTATCCGCATGGCATACACAGCGCAACCTTTGTCAGAAGGGAGTTGATTGGCAGTTTAAAAACTCAGTTGCTCGGATAAAATTGAAAAGGTTGTATCCACTATTACTGTGAACTTTTAAATGTTTTGAGGTACTAGTACATTTTCCAGTGATAGGACATGTGGCATTACATATAAACCATACGGGCGGGAATCAGTCGCACAACAATCTACAGCCATATATAACGTGTTATGTGCCATTTGCCTTTAGCGAAATAATACCGATTATTCCGATTATTTATGAAGGAAATTATTCTTTTGACCCACATTGTCCTACGAAAGTACCGTCCTTACACATGGGTTTTATGCAGTTTTGAGGCAAAACATTGTAAAGTGTCTTTTGAATATTTATAAAAAAAATTTGACATAAATTGCCATGCCATGTTATACTCAATAGTGGTCTTCTGGTTTGAAACATTAATAAAATTACAATTTCATCAAGTTCAGAAGCAAGAGAGAATAGCTTGGTTTAGTATTGCTTTCTTACTGTTAATATCTTATAATATTGAATATTTAGGAGTGTAAAATGAGAAAAATTATAGTTTTATTTGTTGTTATTTTTGGTATTGCAAAAACTGGCACAGCTATAGAAGGAACCATTGTCGACGGAATTAATCTACTCGCAAAACTTAACAGTATTAGTGCAGTAGCGGAAGATGATAGTACCTATTTAATTATTGTAAATAGGGATGAAATAATCTTACCTCAAAGACTTGACTATGAAGGAAAAAATATTACAGTTGTTCTTCAAGGTAATGATAATATGCAAACAATTAATCGTAATGCTGATAGTTTTGATAGTATTACACATCTTTTTACAGTAGAGTCAGGGGTAACTTTAATACTGGACAATAACATTACTTTGCATCGTGGTGGTGTCAGAATTAATGCTGGTGGCACCTTAATTATGAATGCAGGATCATGCATTGCGCAAGGTATCGGTAGCGGAGTACACGTAAATGACAATGGGATATTTATAATGAATGCTGGGACAATTCGTGATAATTCTAGTTATTTAGGTGGTGGAGGTGTTAGAATAAGCAGTAACGGTACTTTCACAATGAACGGAGGTCTCATCATAAATAATACTACCACTAGAATGAGCGGAGTTGGGGGAGACGGTGGTGGAGTCTCTATATTAACAGGTGGTAGGTTCATCATGACTGGAGGTGAAATATCTGGTAATACAGCCAGTAGAAGTGGAGGTGGTGTGTATGTTGCTGGATTTTTTAACATAAACCGCCCTGCTTCCAGAGCATCTATACATGGCAATTCTGCCGCTGAATCTCCTCAGGTTTACTTTTCTGGACCTAGTACCTAAAAACATCTAAAGCTACACAATACTTTTCAAATGTAGTATAATATACC